TCTTCTGACGAAAAAGCGTTAGAATATTTAGATAAAATAGCAAATAACCTTTGTCATGCAGTTTTATTTAAGAAAGATTCATGTGAAATAGAAAAGCATTTAACTTTCAATGAAATATATATAATGAAAAATTCTGATAAAAAATTATTACCCATGTTATGGGTCACCAACCCAGATGGACCTCATAGTAAAGTGATTCAAAAGTGGGTAGGAGATAAGTCTTATCTTAGGTCACCAGTGGAACTTAATGACTTAGTATTCTTGCTTGATCATGTATCTGATCTTAACATTGACGAAAGATATAAATATAAATTATCCATTGACACATACAACAAACTGAAAAAGTTAATAGAGTGTTTTCGACAAAATAAAAGACCTTCCCAAAAAATTTGGGCATGGTTTATTGGAGGTGAAGCTGAAACCACTAGTGAATAGTATGGAATCAATCCAAACAATCACATTAATTTGTCTAAATATGCAGTTTTAAATTTATTTACCTGTGAAATATATATTTACCTTTTTAAGAAACAAAAAAGCCGCACTAAGCGGCGGTTGTTTATTGTTTGTTAGT